GATGGCCAGCAAACATTATATTTGACGAAGAAGCGGGACAAGTATTGGACCAACAATCGGGGATTAAAAATGGTAATGGTGAAGTTAAAATACAAAAGATAAAAAAATATGGTGGTTCATCATTTGGTTTAACTGATGGTAGAAAAACCTTACCACAATTTAATGAAGTTGAAAGACCACAATATAACGATAAAGGTGGTGCAAGTCGTTTCTTCTATTGTCCTAAGGCGTCTAAAAAAGATAGGGATGAAGGGTTGGATATATTTGATGATAAAATTGGTGGTTCAATGAATGGTACATATACTGGTAGTTTACTTACTGGTTCTGGAAATGTTAGAAATAATTTAATGAAGAACAACCACCCAACAGTAAAACCCACAGCACTGATGGAATATCTAATTAAACTCGTAACACCAAAAGGTGGAACCGTACTTGATTGTTTCCTAGGAAGTGGAAGCACCGGTAAAGCAGCAGTCAGAAATGGATTTGATTTTATTGGAATTGAGAGGGATGAAGAATATATAAAGATAGCGGAAGCAAGAATTAAAAATGAATTAAAATAATATTATGGGATTAGAAAGAAGATTAAAAAGAAAGCAGAAACACGACGTCAAGAAGATGTACGAGAAACAAATGAGAAAGATGGCTACGATGACTGACGAACAAAAGGTAACACACTTAGCACATCTACAAGCAAGAATAAGACCTGCACAACAAAACGTTAAAGTAGATGAGTAAAATAGAGTTTGTAATACCAACTTATAGTAGGACCGAACTTCTATTCACAATAGTATGTTCTATTCTTGCACAGACCAACCCTAATTGGACGATCCATATAGTAGGTGATAATATACCTCAGGATAATTTAGACCGTCTTAATTCGTTCCTAAACGTCATTAACGATGATAGGATTAAGTTCACCAATCTACCCGACAGATATAATGACTGGGGACACACACCGAGAAACTACGGAGTGGAACACGCAACAAGTGAATGGGTGATAATGACAGGTGAAGACAACTACTATTGTCCTGAGTTTGTGGAGGAGATGTTGCAGCAATCTAATGGACAACATTTTGTTTATTGTGATATGGTTCATAATTGGATGAATAAAGAATATATTCCTATTAAATCAAAATTAGAATTAGGGTCTATTGATATAGGATGTTTTATGGTTAAGACCAATATGGCTAAGAAAATAAAATTAAATGTTAAAGAAGAATGGGCGGACTGGTATTTTGTATTAGATTTTGTAAAGAAATACGAACACGCTAAAATTAATAAAGTAAATAAAATACTATACGTACACAATTAAAATATGAAACACATAACAAATAAAGAACAAACCTGGATGAGAGACAATACAGGTACAACTGGTTTATTAGACCTGATAAAAGAATTGGGTGACAACTCAGATAAGACAATGATTGAGATAGGTTCTTTCGTGGGAGAAAGTACGGTGATGTTTGCGCAGTCGTTTAAAGAGGTCACTGCAATAGATCCGTTTATGGAGGGGTACGATGCTGCTGACACAACATCATATCAATTTGATTTTAATAACGTATATGACACGTATAAGGGTAGAACAAATCCCTACACAAATATCAAGACTATTGTAGACACATCAGACAACGCAGTTAAAGAACTGGATAGTAAGACATATGACTTCATCTATATTGATGGTATCCACACTTACGAACAAGTAAAGAAGGATATACAGAACTATCTACCACTTGTAAAAAAGGGTGGAGTAATTGGTGGTCATGACTACGTTAATAGCGGACACTTAGTAGGTGTATATGAAGCAGTAAATGAAATGTTCGGTCAACCTGATAAAGTGTTTGTAGATAAAAGCTGGATAAAATATTTGTAGAATGACAATAAACTTATATACATTTTTATATAATGAGGAACATATCTTACCATACTTCCTAAAACATTATTCTCAATTTGTAAATAAAATTGTGGTCTACAATAATCAATCAACGGACAACTCGGTGCAGATATTAAATGACTGGAAAGAATGTAAGATTGAGATAAGAGAATATAATACAGATAATCATTATGATGAGCAGACCTTAATGGATTTAAAGAACAACTGCTGGAAGGGTGATGATAGTGATTATGTTATTGTGTGTGATATGGATGAATTATTATACCACCCAAACTTAGGTGAGTTTATAAAGAATAGAGAATCAGTAGACTATTTTACACCAATAGGTTACCACATGATGGGTGAAGAAATACCAACAGACTACACCAAACAGATATATGAGATAATTAAAAGTGGAACACCTGATAATCAATACAATAAGAATGTATTATTTAAAAGAAGTAATGTAATTGAAACCAATTATAGTCCTGGTGCACACGGTAGCAATTTTATAGGAATAACCAATCTAATCAATTGTGCGGATGATGATTTAAAACTATTACATTATAAGTGGTTGTCTCCTGAATATGTGGCAGACAAACATATTCATTATGGAGAAAGAAGAAGTCAGGACTCAATAAATAAAAAATGGGGGGTACATTATAGTTTAACAAGAGATAAAATACTAAATGATTTTAATAAATTGAAAGAACAATCCACTGTTATATTATAATGGAAATAAATTTAAACTTAACTAAGAAACAATCTGAAACATTTAAAATCCTACTTGACAAAACTCATCGTGAAGTGTTATACGGCGGTGCTAAAGGAAGCGGAAAATCCTATTTGGGTTCTGTTTGGGTTCTATATATGTGTCTTACTTATCCTGGTATTAGGGCGTTAATAGGACGTACAGTTCTAACGCAGCTACGTATGACAACGATAAAGACACTCCTTGATTTATTTAAATCGTGTGGTATTAGTAATGAACATTATACATACAACCAACAATCAAACGAAATAAAGTTTTTTAATGGTAGTGAGATAGTGTTTAGAGATTTAGCTTATAATCCAGGGGACAGCCAATATGATAGTTTAGGTGGACTTGAAGCTACAATTTGTTTTATAGATGAGGTTGCACAAGTAAGTAGACAAGCGTATGATGTGGTACGTTCATTACTACGTTACAAGATTAACGAGTATAAACTAACACCAAAATTATTTATGTCATGTAACCCATCGCAATCCTGGTTGAAGCAAGAGTTTTATTTACCACACGTACAAGGAACGCTGGATGAAACTAAGATATTCATACAAGCACTACCAACAGACAACAAACATCTACCAGCAGAATATTTAGATATACTACGTAACCTACCACCAAAACAAATGAAGCGTTTATACTTAGGTGACTGGAACTACGAACAGGAAGAAGATAGTCTATTTGATTTTGACACAATAGGTTCAAGTATATTTAGAAGTGCACCAAATCCTAACGATAAGAAGTTTATGTCAGTGGACGTAGCAAGGTTTGGATCAGACAGGTCAGTAGTAGTGATTTGGGTGGGTAACGTCATCACCGAAGTACTGGTGTATAGTAAATTATCAACAACAGATTTAAGTGCTGAAATAAGGGGTCTAATTGAGAAGTATGGTGTGCACCCATCTAATATTGTTGTGGATAGTGACGGAGTTGGTGGAGGTGTTGCAGACCAAATACGTGGGAAGAACTTCGTTAATAATAGTAGTCCACTACACAAACAGAACTATACCAATTTAAAATCACAATGTTACATCAAATTGAGTGAGATGTTTAAAGAAGGATTAATATCTATCAACGTACTGGACCCAAATATAATTGACACATTAACACAAGAACTATTAAGTGTACGATTAAAAGACACTGATAAAGATAATAAGGTAGGTGTGCACTCAAAAGACGAGATGAAAAAGATATTGGGAACATCACCCGATATATCTGACGCAGTAATGATGAAGATGTTATTTGAAGTGCAGAACCATAAGACAACAGGGAAGTATAGTATTTCCTTTATTAATTAAAATAGATTATGATAAAATTTACATTAGAAGACAAGCAGTATGAGATACCTGAAATAATGACGATAGGTCATTACGTAAAGATGTATAAGATGAAAGACTTATTCTCGGACGATTATTACGCAGCTAAGTTGGTGAACTTATTTACTGGTGCAAAAGTTGAGGACCTATTAGAAACAGATTTTGAAAAGGTTAATTATCTCGCATCAGAAATTATGAAACTAATACCACAACAACGACCAGCGTTTAAAGACAGGTTTGAATTGGATGGTGTGCAGTATGGATTCTTTCCGCAGTGGGAGGATTTATCTTTTGCTGAGTTTGTGGATATGGATACCATCAGTTCTAAAAAAGAAGATGAACTATTAGATATGTTACACCTATTGTGTGCGATTATGTATAGACCAATTGTAACAGAAAGGTCACCACATGATTTTGATATTGAGAAGTACGATATAAAGAGTATGAAGATACGAGCAGAATTGTTCAAAAATAAATTAGATGTAGGTGTCATATTAGCGGCACAGTTTTTTTTTATCAACTTCGCAAACAGATATTCCAATTATTTCCAGCTGTCTTCGATCAAGACGCTGTCAATATGGATGAGGATAAAGCTCTTATGGATGTTGAGGAAAGTTCTAATAAACGCTCTTTTCAATCGGTCTATGGCTGGTTCATTGTCGTCAATAGACTGGCTTCAAATGATTTTACAAAACACGAAACCGTCTACCAAAAAACGGTGGTGGAAGTTCTGAACCAATTATCGTTCTTAATTAATTATGATCAAGAACAAGATAGATTAACAAGACAAGCACAAGGCGCAGTATAATAACCGATTTAGATTTTTTTATATTTATAAGTAATGGTCAATTATAAGCAAGTTATACAGGATTTAAGTGGTATTGCGTACCACCACCCTCAGATTAATTCGTTTGGGTATGGAGATATTACCCAATTAACGATGGATATTGAGTCAAAACAGGAGCCTGTATATACAAAAATGTATGTTGTACCTGCACAAACAGTGTTCGCACAAAACAGAATAGACTATAATTTCTCAATTATTGTGTGTGATATTATAAATAATGACCTATCCAATCAAGAAGATGTAATGTCAGACACGTTGGAGATAGTAAAAGACGTATGGACTATTCTATATCAGTCTTATACAGCTACATTTGGTGGGTTCAGTATAGATTATGAACCATTATGGGGTAGTCCAGTAGAACCTTTTTTAGAAAGATATGAAACTTTATTAGGTGGATGGACTCTAAACATCACAATAGAACAACCATTTGACTACAATAACTGCGTATTACCAGTGTCAGGTTTAACATTACCAACATCGGTGAACGAAGTTAATTACGCACTGCTATTAGATGACCTAAAAGAAATAGCAAGAGCACACGAACAGATTAACTCTTATGGGTTCGGTGATGTAACGCAGCTAACGATGGATATAGAGACTGAGAAAGAACCCTTGTATAGTCGTATGTGGGTTATTCCAGGTACAACAACGTTAGCGCAAAATGAATTGATATATAATTTCCAAATAGTAATAACAGATATAATTAATAATGACTTATCAAATCAACGTGATGTGATGAGTGATGGTCTTGAAATTTGTAATGACATATTCACGATTCTTTATTTGAGTGAGTATGAGTTGAATTGGAACGCAACATGTGATCCCTTCCTTGAAAGGTTTGAAACCTTATTGGGTGGGTGGACGTTGAATATACAAGTTACACAACCATTTGATTATAACAGGTGTGTGCTTCCTGAATTACCTTTCGTAGTACAAAATAAGAAGTGGTACGAATTGGATCAGTTATGGAACACAATATCAACTGTATGGAGAAAAGTATAAAACAAAAAATATTAATATGGGTCAATTAACAAATCAATATGTAAGTAGTAGCTATCAAGGTCTTTTAAAGATGACTGATAGCACACAAGGATTAACAAATACACTGCAGACAATCCAAACAGGTGATGGAGATAATAGTCCATTACAAATGAGTTTAACTCAGGTGAACATCTCAGGTTCATTTTTTATAAACAACGTTCCAATCACAAACGGAACAAACGGTACCTCAGGAACGAGTGGTGTTAATGGCAGCAGTGGTTCAAGCGGGACCTCAGGTCAATCAGGTTCTGCTGGTACGTCAGGAAGTTCAGGCGTGAGTGGAAGCAGTGGCACCTCAGGTTCAAGTGGAACGTCAGGTGGAACAGGAAGTTCAGGTTCGTCAGGAACGTCAGGAATTGGTGTTGCAGGTTCATCAGGAACAAGTGGCACAAGTGGTAGTGATGGTTTAGTTGGTTCAAATGGTACGTCAGGTACAAGTGGCGTTGACGGTACCTCAGGTTCAAGTGGAACAAGTGGCGTGGTAGATTATACAGGACTTATTACAACAGGTTCAATATCAACAACACAAGAAATTACAGGTAGTTTAATATTAGGTAATACAGTTATATCAGGTTCATTAGTTGGTAATACAATTAATAATGGTTTAATTCAAATACGAACTGAAGCGTCGTTAAGTGGTTCGGTTCCACTTTTTATTACATCATCATCACCAGTGTCACAATCAAATGTTATATTCGGTGGCGGTGGACCAACACCAGGAAACTTAACAGGTTCAATTGTTATATCAGGTAGTAATAATATTATGTTGCAGGGTGGTAGGGTAAATACATTACTTACAGCAGGAACATATGGTTATTTAACTAATAATAATATTGGTAATACTTACCCAACATTAGGAACAGGGTCATTATTAAGACCAAACGTTTCAAACAACGCCTTACAAGCACAACTATCATTACAATTTACAACAAGTTCATTAGCAGCACCATCCATAACAAATAACTTGATATATGGAATGACAAACATAAATCATCAATCAGGTAGTATTTCTTTTACTGGAAATTATGTTATGGCTCAGGCTTTTACATCAAACGCAAATACAACAACATT